GGATATTTTATAACAGCACCACAATTTGGCAGTGTTAGTGGAACACAGATGAGACAACTTCTAGGAGACCCGAAAGTTGATGATAGTGATAGAGTAAAATCTTTTAAAAAAGTATTTGGATACTTCGATAAAGGTGTGTATACTATGATGACTAATAAATTTAAAAAGTTATTTGAATCATACACATTGAGTGACGATTTGATTAAAGAGTTTTTAATAGAAAGCACAACAGTATTATCACCAACAGATGACGGCCCACCAACATTCTACAAAGGATTTGGTGATTATAAAAAATATTCTAAAAAGTGGATGGATGATATGTATTCAGGTGCTGGTTGGAAGGTACTACAATACATTTTAGGTAAACATGCTATTAATCCTGATTATGATTACACCTTGAAATACAATGTAGTTCCTGCAGTTGCATATGGTAGAAAACAATCTGGTGAATATGGAACTAGATTCGGTACAAGTAATCCAATAAAGTCTTATAAAGATTACATACAGGGAACTGTATTACGTAATTTAGGGTATCAATTAATAAAGTGGATGGGTATAACACCAGATGGTAAAAATTATACTGGTGTAGAAGTTGAAACTCCAGTTTTACCAGGTGTTGGTGATGATAATGTGGGTAATACAGAAAAGAAAAAGGTAAAAATAAAAGAATCAATTAATTTAGATAAAGAAGTTAAGTTGTTGATAGAAGGTGGAGCTTATGGACACCTGAACCATCCCTTTGATGATAAAAATTTAACGTTTTCAGATTTTAAGACACTAATTATTAATACACTACAAGGTAATCTTGATAGTGAAGGAGCGGTTACAGAAAAAACAGATGGTCAGAATATAATGATAAGTTGGAAGAATGATAAACTTATCGCAGCTCGTAACAAAGGACATATTAAGAATCATGGTGCTAATGCATTGAGTGTTAGTGGTATAAAAAATATGTTTGCTGGTAGAGGTGAAATAGAAACAGCATTTGTATCTGCTATGAGAGACTTAGAAAAGGCTCTAAAGGGGTTAAGTAAAAAACAAAAAGACAAAATATTCGGAGAAGGTAAAAAGTTTATGTCTTTGGAGGTTATTTATCCAAAAACAGCAAACGTAATACCATATGATAAATCATTATTACAATTTCATGGTACTATTGAGTATGATACTACAGGTACACCTATTGGAGAAGATAGAGGAAGTGCTAGAATGTTAGCTGGTATGATAAAACAGATAAACCAGAACATACAAAAGACTTATAGTATTACAAAACCATTTGTAACTAACTTACCAAAGGTAAAAAACTTTTCTAAAAGACAAAGTTACTTCTTAGGTAAGTTAAATAAGTTACAAAGTGAATATCAATTAGGTGATACTGATACATTGGCTGATTATCACCAAGCTTATTGGATGGAATATATCTACAATGGTGGACAACAGACAGATTATAAGAATCCATCTAACAATGTTCTAATAAAATTGACAAAAAGATGGGCATTTTTAGATAAATCTTATAAAATACCACAGATAAGAAAAGATTTAGAAAAATATCCTAAATTTTTAGATTGGGTACTTAAAACAGATAAGATAGATTTACAAAAGTTACAAAAACAACACATTAGAGACTGGGAAGTTCTGTTTTTTGAGTTAGGTGCAGAGATATTGTCCAATCTTAGTGATTTTATAGCAGCTAATCCATCAAAATCAGCTCAACAGATAAGAAAAGATTTAAAAAGTGCAATATCTAAGGTTAGAAAGTCAAAAGACCCGAAAGTTTTGAACACATTGAAGGTTCAATTAGATAGATTGAATGCAATTGGTGGTTTAAAGTCAGTTGTGCCAAGTGAAGGTATAACATTTGTGTATAAAGGTAAATTATATAAGTATACTGGAGCATTTGCACCAGCAAATCAAATATTAGGAATGTTAAAGTTCGTATAGGAGTTATAATGGGATATAGTAGAGAAAATAAAAGACAAAACGATGCACTACAATCAATTTTAGATGGAAATACACCTGAAAAACGTATTTTTGTAGCTATGGAAGATGTAAATGAGAAAAACGAGAGAAAAAAAGAAATTAAACTTGAAAGAGATAAAAGTAATGAACGATCTAATGCGTTAAAGGAGGCACGTGTTCCTTGGTTTTGTCCTAAGTGTGATTCTGTTATGAAAAAAAGATTAGATGATAGAATGTGGTATTTGTATGGTCATTGTTTTAGTTGTCAAGTAAAAGTCGAGAATAAGTTAAGAATTGAAGGTAAATTTGAAGAATGGTCACATAAAAAAATAATTGCAAACAAATTATCATGGATACAAGACCAAAAAGAAGAAATAAAATCATTTAGAAATCAAAAAGCACCTGAATTTTTACAACAGATAAATCCAGATGGTCATTCTGTTGATAAAGAGAAATGGGAAGTGGATATTACTAAAGTTAGAAAACAAGCTGATGAAGCTTTAGAATATTTACAAAAAATGGAAGATTCTTTAAAGTGATATATTTATATATAAGGTAATTACACTTAAAAATTTAATAGGAGAAATAAAATGGCAGAAATAAGTACAGGAACTAGAACAGACGTATCTAGTAGAAGTGCACCAGCATATGGTAAAGGTGGTCCACTTGGTTCAAAGGCATTTACAATTACTGGCACAACCGAGTTAAGTGGTTCATATGCAGGAGCTAAAGAATTTATCGTAAACACAGCTGGTGATGCAGTATTACATTTAGTTGATGGTGGTTCTTTAACAGCATCTAATTTAAATACAAAGACTGCTTACAAATATCATTTAAAAAGAATTGTAACTTCAAATGGTAACATTAGTATCATAATATAATATGAAACGAAACTCAAAAGGACAATTAAAAGATGTAATAAAACAGGAGTACGTTAAATGTGCTGCTGATCCTATTTATTTCTTGAAAAAGTATTGTTATATACAACATCCAATTAAAGGTAAGATACCTTTTGCGTTGTATGATTTTCAAGAAAAAACAATAGAAGATTTTTCAGACCATCGTTTTAATGTTATCTTGAAAGCTCGTCAGTTAGGTATATCCACTATTACTGCTGGATATTCTTTATGGATGATGACGTTTCATCAAGATAAAAACATATTAGTAATTGCTACTAAACAAGAAGTTGCCAAAAATTTAGTAACCAAAGTAAGAGTAATGCACGCCAACTTACCCTCTTGGTTAAAACAAAAATGTGTTGAAGATAACAAGTTGTCATTAAGATATAAGAATGGTTCACAAGTAAAGGCAGTGTCTAGTGGTGAAGATAGTGGTCGTTCAGAAGCTCTATCACTTCTAATACTAGATGAGGCAGCATTTATTGATAGAATTGATACGATATGGGCTGCAGCTTCTCAGACATTATCTACTGGTGGTCAATGTATTGCATTATCCACTCCTAATGGTGTGGGTAATTGGTTTCATAGAACATGGATGGATGCGGAAGATGGATTAAATGATTTTAACTTTATTAAACTTCATTGGAATGTACATCCTGATAGAGAACAGGACTGGAGAGATGAACAAGATACTCTCTTAGGTCCTTCTTTAGCAGCACAAGAATGTGATTGTGACTTTATCACTTCTGGTCAATCTGTCGTTGATGGTGTAATACTAGAAGAATATAGAACTACACAAATTCAAGAACCAATTGAAAAAAGAGGAGTAGATAGTAATGTTTGGATTTGGCAACCACCAAACTATACAAAAGATTATATAGTATGTGCTGACGTTGCTAGAGGTGATTCAACAGACTATTCAGCGTTTCATATTATGGATGTTGAGAGTTTAGAACAAGTAGCAGAATATAAAGGTAGACTTTCTACTAGAGATTATGGTAATCTACTGGTAAATATTTCTATCGAATATAATAATGCCTTACTAGTTATAGAGAACAACAATATTGGTTGGGCTACTATACAACAATGTATAGATAGAGAGTATGACAATCTATTCTATATGAGTAAAGATTTACAAGTGGTTGATGTACATAGACAAGTTAATAATAAAATTAACAGAGCAGAGAAACAATTAGTTCCTGGATTTACGTTAACACAAAAAACAAGACCTTTAGTAGTTGCAAAACTAGAAGAGTTCTTTAGAGAAAAATTAGTAAAAGTACGTTCAAATCGATTAATCGATGAATTGTTTGTATTTATATATAATGGTAGTAGGGCAGAAGCTATGTCAGGATATAATGATGATTTAGTAATGTCTTATGCTATGGGATTGTGGATACGCGAGACTGCTTTGAGATTGAGAGCTGAAGGAGTAGAACTTCAGAAGAAAACAATGAATAGTATAACATCAAATCAAGGTGTGTATACACCAAAAAACAACCAAAATGATTCTTGGACTATGGAAATAAATAAAAAACAAGAATCACTAGATTGGTTACTTTAATTAAAGAGGTAAAAAATGGCTGATACAAGCTTATTTAGTAGACTACAAAGATTATTCTCAACTAACGTTATTGTTAGAAACGTTGGTGGTAAGAAATTAAGAGTTAGTGACACTAGTCGTACACAATCAATTTCTAAAAATAATTTGGTAGATAGATACCAAAAAATATTTACTGGAGCAGGTCTAAGTGGATATTCTGATTCGTTATTAACAAAGTCTATGAGATTAAATCTTTTTAAAGACTATGAATCAATGGACTCAGATGCAATCATATCTTCCGCTCTTGACATTTATGCGGACGAATCAACGATGAAATCTGAATATGGTGAAGTTCTACAAATTAATACAGACAATGAACAGATTAAAGAAATATTACATAATCTTTTTTACGATATTGTTAACATTGAATTTAATTTATGGCCTTGGATTCGTAATATGTGTAAGTATGGTGATTTCTTTTTAAAGTTAGAAATAAATGAAAAGTATGGTATTACAAATGTAGTTCCACTTTCCGTATATGATGTTTCTAGATTAGAGGGTTTAGATCCTGAAAATCCAGAGTATGTAAAATATTTAATTGAAGCTGTAACAAGTGAACATAGATTTAAAGCTCAAGATTCTAGTACAAAAGAAGAATTAGAAAATTACGAAGTAGCTCATTTCAGATTACTTTCAGATTCTAATTACTTACCATATGGTAAATCTCAAGTAGAAGGTGCTCGTAAGATATATAAACAATTAACTCTTATGGAAGATGCTATGTTGATACATAGGATTATGAGAGCACCAGAAAAAAGAATATTTAAGTTAGACATTGGTAATATACCACCAGCTGAAGTTGATAACTATATGCAACAAGTTATTAATAAGATGAAGAAAGCTCCTGTTGTTGACGAAACTACTGGTGACTATAATTTAAAATACAATATGCAAAATATCACCGAAGATTTTTTCTTACCAGTTCGTGGTGGTGATAGTGGTACAAACATTGAGTCTCTACCAGGTTTAACATATGAAGCCACAGAAGATATTGAATATCTTAAAAACAAATTACTATCAGCATTACGAATACCAAAAGCATTTCTTGGGTTTGATGAAAACATAGGTAGTAAGGCTACATTAGCAGCAGAAGATGTTAGATTTGCAAGAACAATTGAAAGAATACAAAGAATAACTCTTTCTGAGTTGACAAAAATTGCTATTGTTCATTTATATTCACAAGGATATGAAGACTCTGATTTGGTAAACTTTGAACTTGAATTAACAAATCCATCTACAATCTACGAACAAGAAAAAATTGAGTTATGGAATAATAAAACATCACTTGCCGAGTCAATGATGCGTGATGGAATAGTTTCTACAGAATGGATTTATAAAAATATATTTAATTTTACAGATGATGAAATAAAAGAACAAGATGAACAAATAGCTTTTGATTACAAAACAAAATTTAGAAGACAACAGATTGAACAAGAGGGTAATGATCCTGCTAAAAGTGGTCAGTCACAAGGTACACCATCTGATATGGCTATGGGTAGAACTGGTCATGAGTTAGATGATGAGGGTGGTTCAGAAGAAGGTGGGCAACCAGGTGCTGGAAGACCTAAAGAATTAAATAAGTACGGTAAAGATAGTGGTGTCAGAGGAAGAGATCCGTTAGGAGCTCATGATAAGAAAAAAGGTGGAAGTGGTGCACCAAAATATGGTAAAGCATTAGCTCTATCACATTATGATTCTCTTAAAAAATCAATGAGTTTTGGTAAAAAAGATCAAGAATTAATAACAGAAGTATCTGAATTAGAAGAAGAGTATCAAAACGAGGTAACTTCTTTAACTAAGGACACTTCAAATGACTAATTATTATTTAACTTTATATTTATTTATGAGTAAATATACATACATATTGGAGTAATTTATAATGGCTCGAAAACTGAAACATTCGAAACTAAAGAATACAGGTATTCTTTTTGAACTATTAACAAGACAGATAACAGCAGACGTACTAGCTGGAAAATCAACAAAGTCAGTTTCTATATTGAAAAAATACTTCAATGAGAATACAGAATTAGGAAAAGAACTTGAACTTTACAAGTTACTTTCTGAAAAACATTATCAATCAGAGGTTAGAGCTAATGACTTGTTAAATGTTGTTGTAAAACAACGTCAGAAGTTAAGTAACTCTAGTTTACGTAGAGAGAAATACAATTTAATAAAATCAATTAAAGAAAATTATAATGTAACAGATTTCTTTGATGGTCGTATTCCTAATTATAGAATACTTGCTTCTATTTTTAATATATTTCAATCCGAAACAACAGATGAAAATTTTAAAGCAGAACACATTGTTAATTCTAAATTTACTATATTAGAACACATAACAAGTAAAAAAGTAGATGGAAAAAAAATTAAAGAAAAAGTTTTAAGTGAATATGGAAAATCAGATAAAGATTTAAGATTATTAGCATATCAAATTCTTGTTGATAAATTTAATAAAAAGTATAAAACCCTAGATGAATCACAAAAAAGTTTACTTAAACATTATATTAATAATGTAAGTAATACTAATTCATTACGTGAGTATGTAGACGTTGAAGTTTCTAAAATTAAAAAAGAATTGAAAATTCATTTACCAAAAGTAAATGATAAGATTACAAACATAAAATTAACAGAATCTATTAATCAAATAGGTAATTTGACAAAAGGTAAAGTAGTTGATGAAAAACAAGTTTTAACATTAATGAGATATTATGAACTTATTAAGGAGATAAAAAATGTCCACAAAACTTGAAGTTCTTAGAAAATATATTAGAGAGTTAATTCAACAAGAGTTGGATGAAGCTTCTGTTACTGGTGCATTAGATGGTGGTGCAGGTCCCCCCAAGACTCCATATGCTTTTAGTGGAAAGAGAAAAAAAGATAAGAAAAAAGAAGATAAAATATCTACCAATTCTACTGGATATACAAAAGTAAATGAGGGTAAGTATCACGATTACAGAAATGATGATACAATGACACCAAAACAAAAAATTGGTCGTTCAATGAGAGAGGTTAGAGATAGTCTCAGTCAATTAGAAGGACTTGTAAAGATGAATGTAAGATTGAAAAATGAACTAAACGTTAATTCACAATCTTATTGGAAAAATACACATAAGGCGTTACATAAAATAAGTGAGAGGTTAGTAAAACTAGCAAACAAAGTCGGACAATTACAGTAGGTCTGATATGCCTTTTAAGGAGAACAAAAAATCCTATATGGATACTTTGTTCAGTATCTCAACTCTGTTAAAAAGATGGCAAGTAGAGATACAGAACAAAGAAGTAGATAAGAATTATATGTTAAAACGACTAGGACAATGGATAGAAATGTTAGAAAGTCTTAGAACTGAAATAATGATGGGAAGAGATAAATGAAAACACTAATAGTAGATTACTTACCGTTTGAAATAAAACCAGAACAAATTAATGAATCCATGAAAGACAATGGTGGTAAGTTAATTGTTAGAGGTGTTTTACAACGTGCTGAAGCTAAAAATCAAAATGGTAGAGTATACCCTCGTGAAATATTAGAACGAGAGGCTAAAAAATATACGAAAGAGTTCATCGGTCAACGTAGAGCAATGGGTGAGTTAGACCATCCTGAATCATCAGTAGTAAATTTACAAAATGTTTCTCACAATGTCAAGGAAATGCATTGGGAAGGTGACAACTTATTGGGTACAGTTGAAGTTCTTGGAACACCAAGTGGTAACATATTAAAAGAATTATTTAAAAGTGGAATCAAATTAGGTATCAGTTCTCGTGGTATGGGTTCAGTAGAAACAGTAACAGAGGATAATGGTGGTCAATCACAAGAAGTTCAACCAGATTTTGAACTTATTGCATTTGACTTCGTATCCAATCCATCTACACATGGTGCTTTCTTACACCCAACCAATGAATCAATAAATGAATCTAAGATAGTTGGCAGAACCTGTGGTGATTACTGTAAAGTAGAATCAATCATAAATGATATCATGAGGGGAAATTAAATGAAAAATTTAAACTCATATGAAAAAATAGCAAAAGAATTTTTAAAACCAATAAAAGAATTTGCTGACGATGAAAAACAGGATCAAGATGCATCTAGTCGAGGTAGAGATGATGGTGATACTTGGATGGCACCAAATGGTGATTATGGTGGAAAACATAATGGTAAAATACAGTATTTTGATGATGAAGATTCAGCTAAAGTTTATGCAAAATCTGGTTCTAAAGATGGTAAAGGTGGTGAAGAGGAGCCAGAAGAACCAAAAGGTAATATAGGTAAATCAGATTTCTCAAGAGATGGTGGTGATAAACCAAGTGGTGATGATGGTGATTCAATAGATGATAATGAAAAGGCCTACAATGATGCGAATGAATTTTTAGATAATTTTGGAGATCAATTACCTGATAAGGAAAGAGAAGAACTTGAAAATCTTGCACAAAAAGTTGTAGATGGTGAAGAAGATGGCGATAAACTATACAAAATGATGGATGATTTAGAGGTAGCAGGTATAGGTGGTGAGCTTGACGATGAAAATGAATTTTCTGGTCCTAATCCAGATGATTCCGAAAATTTAGAAGACGCAAAAGAAACAGTCACTTATTACAAAGATGAATTAAACCATCATCAAGAAAGACTTCAATCTGCTCAAAATGTCCTTGATGACGCATTAATAGATCCAGAAAATGCGAAAGATGATATAAAAAGAGCTAAAAAGGCGATAGCTAAACATAAACAAGGAATTAAATTTAATACAAATAAATTAAAAGATGCAAATGAAAAAGTAAAAAGTTTTGGTGGTGACGAACCAAAAGCTAAAAACAAATTTGGTGTCGAAGATGACCAATTTATTGGTCAAACTGACTGGCCGCACAGGGATGTTACTGTCAAACAAGCTTTGGCGTATGATGGTGATAATGGAACTATGAAGCACTACAAAAAGAAGGCTCAAAATTTAATAGATACAGGCGATTTTGAAGGACTCGGTATTGATCCAAATCACCCGAAAGGCGGAAGTCCTAATGCTAAAAAAGAAGAATCAATCAAAGTAATCAACGGAAAGAAATATAAAGCAGTAAAAGAATCTAAAGAACCAACTAAACCAACAATTCATCCATTTAAAGAAACATACAAAAAGATTGGTGGAAAATAATGAAGATATTAAATTCATATAAAAAAATAGCAAAAGAATTTATAAAAGAAGCAGCTTGGGATAGAAAATTCGGAGAACCTCTACCTACATTATTATCTGTAATGAAAGAAGCTGATGATGATGAGAGTTTAAAAGGTAAAATGTTTAATGATCCTGAATCAGGTGAAGAGATGTCTGTAATAGGTGGATTAAGAAGTACAAATCCTAAGACAAAACAGGCAGCAGAAAAAGAAAAAGACAAAATACAGAGTGATGATAGTGGAGACAAACCAAAAGGTAAAGCTTTAGGTGGAAGTGACTTCGAAAGAGATTTTGATGATAAGGGTGATGAACCAAAAGCCGAACCAAGTAGTAAAGAACCAGAACAATTATCTCCAGATGAAAAAGAGAAAAAAAAGGACGATTTAAGAAAACAAGCAAGGATGTTTTATAATCCACAAGATCCAGACAATGATTTCTACATGAATGACCTTGAAAATCAAATAAGAGCTTTAGATGGTTTACCACCAAAAAGTCTAGAACCAAAAGATGAACCAAAAGATGAACCAAAAGATGAACCAGACAGTAGAGAGAAAAGGTTAGCTAAAGCTAAAGCACTTAGTAAAAAACCAGTAACAGATAAAGATTTTGATAATTTAAATAATGCTAAGAGAGAACTTAATAACTTTAAACGTAATAAAGAAGTTGGTCGGCAATCACCGAAAATGCGAGCAAAAGAAGAAGATTTACAGAGTAAGGTATGGGATGCAGAAAACAGAATTGAAGATAGACGAGATGCAGTGATAAACGGTGAAGTAGAAGCAACTCCTGAAGAAGCTGAAGCTACTGTAGCAGATTTGAAATACAAAGTAAAAAATCGCGAGACTTGGTGGGATAAGGGAGATAATGAAACAAGTACTACAAAATGGAAAAAAATGAAGAAAGATTTAAAAGCATATCAGAAAAAAGTTAAACATATGAAAAAAGGACTTTTTGGAGATAAATATGAATCAATCTCAATCAACGGACAAAAATATAAAGCAATAAAAGAATCAAAAGAACCAACAAAACCAACAATTCATCCGTTTAAAAAGATGTATAAAAGAATAGGTGGAAAATAATGATTAATTACAAAAAAATGTCAAATCAATGGCACGAGTGGAGATATGGTGATAAAGAGTTAACAGAAGAAACTATAAATGAACGTTCTAATCCCATGGATAAGAAGGAACTTTTAAGAGCTTTAAAAAACTCAAAAGTAGCTCATGTTTTTTCTTTGAACAACGATGAGTTAGTGATAGAGATGACTAGCCCATCAGGAGAAAATTTTGTAGTTGGTAATATAAGAAAGTATAAAGGTGATTAAGTTAAAAGAATTAATCAAAGAAGATTGCAATTGTGGTAGTTCTTGTTGTGGTGTAAATGAAAGTGTCGAGGACAAGAACAGAGCTAAGAAAAAATTTCAATCTCTTGCAAAACATGAAGGTGGATTCAGAGATAAGATGTTTAAGTTAGAACAAGCTTTTCTTAAAGATGCAAGACCAGAAAATCGTGAGATAGCAAAACAACTTAAAAAAATTTATAAAGATAATGTTACTAACTTTATGAGAGAAGCTGCAAAGTTAGTAAAGAAATTAAAGTAATGCCTTTTAAGTCTGAAAAACAAAGAAAATGGATGCATGCTAATAAACCTAAGATGGCTAAGAAGTGGGAAAAGAAAAAAGAGAATGTAGAAGAGAAAAAGGAAAGAGACTACAAAGATGAGTATAAGAAATTTCAATCTTCTACAAAGGCTAAAAAGTATAGAGCAGAATTAAATAAGTACAATCGTAAGAAAGGTACTTATGGAAATGGTGATGGTAAAGACGCATCACACAAAGGAGGAAAAATAGTGGGATTTGAAGCACAATCTAAGAACAGAGGAAGAGCTGAGAAGAGTCGTTTAAAGAAAGAATCAACTCTTAATGAAAATCCAGCAGTTATTGCAACCGCAGCTAGAATGGCTATACAAAATGCACAAGGTAAGAAGGTATCAGTCAATACTGCTCGTCAATCTAAATATGCTAGTAAAGACCCGTCTACTCATAAAAAAGCTAAAAGTATATTTCAAAGAATTAAAGATAAGTTTACTAAGAAAAAAGATGATAAACCTAAGAAAAAATCAACTCCAACAACAGCAGCTGATTTTCGTAGGTCTAGAAAAGAAAATGTAAATGAAGCTATGAGTGAATCACAAAGATTTAAAGTATACAACTCACTTAAAAAAGGTGACATTGTAAGTATTAAATATGACTCTAGTATTCAAAAAGGTACTAAGTATATTCCCTATGTAGTTACTAAAGGTAAAACTAAATTGATGAAGGGTAAGATAGAAAGAATTATATTAAAAAGTCCAAAGAATCCTAGATTCAAAGCTTATCTATATAACAGAGATGGTGATGTAAGTTTAGCATTAGGAGATATGGCTGCTAGTATTGTAGATATGAAAAAAGGTAAAGTAAAAGAATCTGTAGATGAGAGACTTAAAAAAGGTCAAAAAATAATTGCAGTAAATCCTAAAGATAAAACACTAAAAGGAAAAGATGGAGTAATATATGATGTAGGTATAGGTAACTCTACATCTTATGTGGTACAGGTTGGAAAAGGAAAGAAAACTAGATTTTCAATTATGACTGATAAAGAAATAAAACTAAAAGAATCCGTAGATGAAAGAAAATTTAATCACAAGAAAGTTGGTGATGATTATATGGGTGGTGTAAACTCCCCCAAAGGTGATACAGAAATGTTTTCTGATAAAAAAGGAAAATACTATATATGGGTAAAACCAAAAGGTAAAAAAGCTAAATATATAGATTTACCTAAAAGAATAAAGAATAGAAGTGATGCTGACAATTTTCACGATAAGATAAAGAAATCTATGGGCGAATCCGTAAATGAACGTATACCAGCTGGTGAACAAAAATTAGTTTACCAATTTAAAAAATTAAGTACTTCACAAATGGATGAACTAGATGCTATGTTTGCTAGAGCAGGAATTAATGGTGTACCAGACTTTAATAAAAAGACTTGGAGTACATATGCAAACAGAGATGCAATGAAACTAAAAAAAAATAAAACCTTACAAAAATTTATAAAACTCAAAGGTGGACAACAAATTAAAGAAGGTTTTGGTGGAGAACTGAAAGGTTCTGAAAAGAAAAAATTTGAAAACGATAGAAAGAAAAATGGTGAACAATTAGGATATACACTTACTGGTGAATCTGATGTAAAAGAAACACTTCGAAGAGTAGTTAAAGAAGAAGTTTCTAATATAATATCTGAAAGAATGGATAAAAGACAAGCAGGTGAAACCTTAAAACAATTAGGTGGTAATAAATTCATCGCTATGACAGGTGCTAAAAACTTTGCAGTAGGGCCCAAAGGAATGGGTTTTAAGATTGGTAGAAATTCAAAAAGTATAAATTATGTAAGAATTGATTTAAAATCAAATGATTTATATGATATGGAGTTTATTAGACTAAGAAAAAGTCAAATAAAAGTAGTAAAAAGAGTAACAGGTGTTTATAACGACCAACTACAAAAAATGTTTACTAAGTATACTGGTATGTATACTAGTTTGTAAATTAATTAATAACAAAAAATCTATATAACTTATATTTATAGATATAACAAATTTAACTTAATAGGAGAGTAAAAATGAAACAAGGAGTAGATTTTAATAAAAGTATTGATGGTATATTCGGAGGTGATTTAGATTTTCACGGCGAAAACCTTCAACTTAAAAACGTAACAAACATTGATTGTTCTGATACTGGTTCAAGAGCAACAACAGGACATGCTGGTGCACATCCATCTGCATCACTATCACGTGATGAGTGTGGATATGTAGTTTTAGGTGCAGCAATTGGAACAGCACAAGCTGCAGGTAAAGGATTTGCTGTAGCTCTACCAACACCAGAAAGAGGACTTCATTATAAATTTATTTTAAGAGCACCATCAGTTGCAAATAATGATACTGCAACAATAAAGATAATTTCAACTTCAAACGGACAAGCTGATTCAGCTTTAATCATTGGTCAAGTTGCTGGTCAAGGTGATGATGATGGAGCTAACGTAGTTGCTGTAAAGAAAGAGATATTATTTGTAAAGAATAAAGCAACAGCTGGTGATATGGCCGAAGTTTGGTCTGATGGAACTAACTGGTTTGCTGATATTCAATATGATGCAGATGGTTCAGTAACACTTGCTTAATAACTAAATATGAGGACTTACTATGTCTAAGAAAATAAAGTTAAAAGACTTGATTAACGAGAACTTTAGTGGAACTATGATGGGTGGAGTTGTATCTCGTAGCCCATTTCACAATGATACTAGTCTAACTAAAATCGTAAAAGAAAAATACGGTGATGTAAGTGAAGACAGTATTGATGTGAAAGGTTTAACTAAAGAGATAGCACAATTTAATAAAATTGGTGAAGCTATCTTTGGTAAGTCTAATATTACACAAATATCAGAAAAACTAAGCTGGATTGCTGGTCAGGCCAAATCACATACTCTCCAAGAAACTGAGGATTGGTTTGACAAGATAACAGTTAATCGTAATATGAAGGAACTTACTGGATTGTCTAAGCAGTTCAGTAAGATTTCTTCTGAGTCTGAAGCATTACAACAAAGACTTGGAGCTTTATATGAAGATATGGGTAATATTATTGGTAGATATTATGAGATTGGTGAAAAACACGTTCCAGGTCATGATTCAGATGATATTGAAACCTCTGATATAGAAGAAAATGCATATGAAAAATTCTTTCAAGGTGCAATGAAAAAATTTGGTATTAGTGCACCAGATGAATTAGATGATGATAAGAAAAAAGAGTTTTTTAATTATGTAGATAAAAATTACAAAGCAAAAAACGAAGATAGAGCAGATGGTAAAAAATTGGTTGGATATTCATTTGCTGGTAAAGTGTATAAGAAAAAAAGTGATGCACCAGTATCAGATCCAAGACCAGTTTATAAGTAAATGATTAGGAGGCTACGTGATATACGTAAAGGTTTATAATAATAATATTGAAAAAGCAATAAGTAAATTAAAAAAACAAGTAAAAGAAACAAAGTTAATGGTAGAGTTGAGAGAACGAGAGTTCTACAAGAAAAAATCTACCAAAAGAAAAGAAGCAAAAGCTAAAGCTCGTTTAAGAGCAAAAAATAATTCAAATAATTAAGGTTTTTTTTTATATTTGTATATTTATATATACAAAAACAAATACACTACGGTCTTTTCGACCATCTTGTAGTGTAACTAAAGTAATAACACATTATAGTTCTCAATAACTATACTAACATCCTAAATGGAGAAATAATAATGGATGATCTTTTAAAAGATGCCATTGCTGATGCTAAAGCTGTTCGTGAAACTGCTTTAGAAAATGCTAAAATAGCTCTAGAAGAGGCCTTTACACCTAGATTACAATCTATGCTTTCAAAGAAGATTCAATCTGAAATCGAAGACGAAGACGATAAAGATATCGAAGAACTTGAAGATGAAGATGAAGCTCCTGAAGAAGAAGCATATATGAACGATGAAGATGAAGATCCTTCTGACGACCATTCTGAAGAACCTGAAATAGAAGAAGACGATATGGAAATTGATGACGAAGAAGAAAAAATGGACATGGAAGGCGTTATCGAAATCGATGGCGTTAAATATGCACCTGTAGTTTCTGAAGAAGAAGATGAAGAGGGTATGGAAGACGAAGCTGATATGGAAGAATCTGATGACTTTGACCTTGACGAAATTCTTAAAGAATTAGAAGAGGAAGAGGGAGATGATGAGGAAGAAGAAGTAACCGAAGGTGAAGACGAAGAAGAAGATAAAGAAGATGTTGACGAAGAAGTTGACCAATCTTCTGGTATCGGTTCTTCTGATAACAAAAAGGGTTCGGTTGATAAATCTTCTGGTATTGGTTCAAAAGGCAAAGCTAAACACGAGTCTGTTGATCCTGATGAAGAAGAAATCGTCAAAGAAGAAGTTGATGAAGTTGATGAAGTTGACGAAGATATCGACTTAGAAGAGATTGTAAAAGCACTTTCTGAAGAAGAAGATGAGGAAGAGAAGAAGGATGAAAATTCTAAACTCCAATCAGAACTTGAAGAGCATCGCAATGTCGTAAAATACTTGCGTTCCAAATTAAACGAAGTTAACCTGCTTAATGCAAAACTACTTTTCACAAACAAACTTTTTAGGTCACATGGCTTGTCCAATGACCAGAAAATGAAAGTTGTGGAAACTTTTGATAGAGCACATAACCTTCGTGAAGTTAAATTAGTTTATTCTACTTTAGCTGAATCATTTGGTTCGAAACAAACTAAAACTGAAATTAAAGAATCTAAAGGTTCGGCTTCTAAAGCTGTTGCCTCAACTAAGTCTGAAAAGCAAGAAGTTATTGCTGAAGGACATGAGATGAGAG